GGGACCTGGGCGAGATGATCCAGCGGGGCGGGGTGAATCCTATGCGGGGGGGCGGGCTGGGCGGACTCGGGCTCGGGGGCGAGCGTGGGGCGGCGGTCGAGGGCGGCGGTCGAGCTCGGGGGCTCGGGCTGGTGGTCGGTGTCGAGCTCGGTGGCTGCTCCTGCTGGTCGAGCTCTTCGGGCTCGGGCTCGGTGCTGAGTCCTATGGATGGTGGGCGGCGTGGTCTGGTCGAGCTCTTGGGGCTCGGGCTCCTGCGCCAAAAGAAGAGCCCCACACGGGGCGGGGCTCGGGGTCGTGCATGTCGGTGGTGCTAGTGCTTAGCTAAAAAAGACTGTCAATGATTGCCCAAAGTGCAATAAACGGTAAAAGAAGCGGCCAGAAGGCTACTAGTCCAATGAGGACGGCGGCGGCGGTTAGCATTGTTAGACCTCCTGGGGGATAGCGCAGAATAGGGGCATACCGTCGCGGCGGTCGATGATCTCGCATACGTCGCCATCGTACTCGGTGCGGGTGGCTCCCCTCGTGAACCTGATGCCCAAACGCGCTAGGGCTGCGTGAAACGCTTTCGCGGGGTTCTCGGCGGTCGTGGTAAAGCTCCCGAGGCGGTGCGTTTCGTTGTAATACCATCCGTTTTCATCGTCTGGGAGGGCGTCAACCTGGCGAATTTCCCACGTGTCGCCTGCGGGCTGGGGGACTACCTCGGCGCTATCTGGGCCGGCACAGTCGCGCATGGTGACGAGCTCGCGGCCCATGTAGCTAATTCGGGCGCTCCATGCTTCGAGGTCGGTGGCGTCGGGGTCGATTCCATAGATCGTCGTTTCTATCATGTCAATAATATCTTCGAGCGTCCCAAACTCTGTAAAGCACTCGTGCGGGCGGTGGCGCTTGCCGACTTCGAGCTCAAAATAACGCTCTCCATATTCGCGGCTGAGCTCTTCGAGGCTGGGTGTGTAGTTCTTGCTCATGGCGTTCTTTCCTTCCTTGTTGACGTTAGACGTATGCGAGAAATTCGCGTGCGGTGATTGTCGGGGTGTGGAGGCGTGCGGCGGGCTCCAACTTGGCACGGCCTGCGTTCTCGCCGATAACCAGCAGATTGGTTTTGCTGGTTACCTTCTTGCCAGTGGTTGCGCCTCGACGCTCGGCGGCTCGCTCGGCCTGGTTGCCCACGAAACCGGGAACAATTCCGGTTATTACCACGTGCAAGCCTGCGAGGGATGCGGGGCGGCGGTGGTTGAGCCTTTCGAGCTCTGCGGCTAGCGGTTTACCGTCGTGGGTTCGCTCTGTTCTCATTGGTGTGCTCCTCTCTGCGGATAATTCCGCGTCGTTCTGCGTGCTACCAATTAGCGCGCTAGGGGGGAGGCTGGGCGGGCTAGCCTCCTACATAGCGGGTTAACTGCGGTTGCTTGCTACGATCTGCCAAACCTCGTTAACGTCCTCGGGGTCGAGGTATGTGACGGCGGTCTGCCAGTCTTCGCGGCGGCTGTTGTATCTGGTTTCCTCGTCTACATAAATAATCACGTCGCTTCCGTCCTCGTTGGCTCCTTCGACATACCACTCCGCGGGGAGGCCGGCATACGCTGCAACCTTCGGGCCATTCTCGTAATAGTCGGCGATTTCCTCGGGGCTGTATTCGTCGGCGTGCTCCTGTTCGACCTCCTCGGCGGTCTGGTAGACACGTGCGGCGAAAAATGCGGCGGCATACTCGCTGTATAGGTCGCTGTCGTGGCTGTCGTTCACGGCTACGGGCTCGAGCTCCCAAACTCCGGTATAGGTCCAGACGATAGCGGGCAACTCCTCGCGGGTGGTCCACTGGTCGAGATTGAGACGGCGTGTCATGGCTATGTCCTCCTAACGGGTCTAGCGGGTTTCGATGTTCTCGGCGGCGTCGCGCAAAAGGTCGGCGGTGTCGGCGTCCTCGTACTTTGCCCACTCGCGCAAATAATCGGCGATGATCTCGCGGGCGATGTCCTCGGGGGCGGGGGTGCAACTGTCGCGCAGGTACTCAAAAGAAACTGCGGTATGACTCCCACGGTAGCGGGCTGCGGTGTAGGTGCATGCGCTGAAACTTCCGTCATAGTCGGCGGCTTCCTCCCCGACAATGCACAGATACCGTTCGGGGTCGGTGCAAATGGGGCCTCTGGGGATACGCTCGGCGGGCTCGGGCTCGGGCTCGGGCTCCTGCCAAACGTCGGCGGGCATGTTGTCCAGGTCGGGCAACTGGTAACGGGCGTTCTTTTCAATATAGGGCATGGTCTTCTGTCCTCTCTGCGGCTGCGCCGCGTCGGTGGGGTGGGGTGTGGGCTAGGCGTTCGCGGCCTCTAGGCATTCCGCTATATAGTCGGCGCTACTCTCGGCCTTGGTGCGTGCAGCCTCTGCTGCAAAATCCTGGATTTGCTGCCAAAACTCCGCTAGATACTTCTGGGCGTGTGGGGTGTTGATCGTGTCGGCGTCCAGGATGTCATATCCATCTTTCACGAGCTGTTCCGCTGCGGCCCTGGCTGCGTGCCTGTCGAATGGGTGGCGGTACCACTTTGAAAACTTGGCGGGAAACTCTGCGACTGTGTAATAGCGCTCCGTGTAGCCGGTTCCCTTGCTGGCTATGTCCTCCACGGCCTCAACGGTTACGGCCTCGATGGGGATATAAAGCGTATAACGGCGCTCATTAAATGCGTAGTACGGATAATCGCCCACAATGTGAGCTCGCTGCTCTGTGTAGTCGGGCTCCTTGCGAGAATTCCAAACCATAGGGATAGAAAGAACAATATTCGCGCCTCGGTCCATGCGTCGGACCAATTCATACTCACTGATGCTCGCAACGACTCCGGAGGCGTTGTACAGCTTGACGTCGTACAAACGAACGATCTTCGTTTGCTTCTCGTTCTTAATATATGCGCTGCCATTGTTCTCGCGGATGGTCACGGGCTGGGGCTTGGGCTTGGTTGCCATGGTTTTTCTTCCTTCCTGCGGATTGTTCCGCGTCGCTAGTTGTTGCGCTGCTCCTGGTTGTAAAGCCTCTCAAATGCGGCGGCGCTCATGTGGCAATACTGCGCCTCCACCTGGTCGCTGTTGTAACGCTCGGCCTCCTCGGGCGTCTGATCCAGCCAACTCGCAACGGCTCGGCGCTGGTCGCTGGTCCAGACGTCAACGCTACCAATAAGGGCGTACAGATACCAAACGCGGTACGGGTTATCCGCGCTGATGTGGTCGTGACGGCCTGCCTTCTCATAGTCGCGGGCAAGCTCTGCGCCCATGATTTCTAGGTGGCTTCCGTGGCGGTCGTTGGCGCTCTGATATGCCAACTCATGCACGAGGACGTTAAACGCGGTTGTGACGGGGCGGGCGGGGTCGTTGGTTCCATCGACCTCGGCACGCTCGATAATGGGGGCCAACGCTTCAAGCACGTACTTCTCAACGGCTCGGCGGGCCTCTTTGCTGTTGCTCTTCCTCATTTCCTTGCTCCTCTCTGCGGCTTCGCCGCGTTCCTCGGGGACTTCGTTCCCCTCGGGGATATAGTAACACGTTCCCAACGGATACGCAAACACTATATATAGTGTGCGGGCTGGTGGGGGTCTTGCTTAGGCAATGCGGACAAACTCTGTCCAGGTCACATCGTGGGCCGGGATTACCTTCTCGGGTACGTGCTCCACGCGCTCAACGTAGGCGAAACGCTCGGGATACTTCTTCTGCAACCTCTCGAACAATTCGCCTTCGTCGGTCGGGTCGAAGTCTCCCAGGTAGTCATAGCCTTCAATACATGCGTCACCGGCTGCGTCCTCGCGGCCATAAAAACCGCCACACGTTTCATCATCGATGCTGCCGGCCTTGATCTCGATATCATGCGTTACCCACTCGTCACCATTGGCCCACGCGGTCATGCACTCCATAAGGCTGTTTAGGTCAACGGCGCAACGGTTCGCGCTGGCTGCGTCCCAACTGTCGCGGGGTAGCATAAAGAAACCGGCGGTGCCACAATCCCAACCACACGAGGCGCCAACGCTGTACCATGACAAACCGTGCTCGCCTTTGCTAAAAGGCACAGTATAAAAGTGCTTGTCAATGTAGCGGCGAACATGCTCCGGGCCCATGCTCCAAACGTCGCCGGTGAAACTCGGCTGCGCCTCGATGAGCTCGCGCACGTCCTCGAAGGCGTTCGGTTGGTTCTTTGTAAACTCCCAAAGATGGGAAACGATGTACACGGGGGCGTCGATACCCTCAAGCCAAAAGGTCATCGGGTTTTCGAGGTCGTATCCGGGCACGGGCTCAAGGCCAATAATCCGCGTTCCGTTGCTGTAAACATCCATAGTCTTTCCCTTCTCTTTCTGCTGCTTCTGCGGCTTCTGCTTTGCGCCTGGGCTAGCGGCGTTCGTACTTGCTCATAAACTCGCGGGGCGTGGTCTTGAAGATGACGAAAACGACAAACGCCAGATCATGCATCGTTACGCGGTTGGCGCTCGCTCCGTAGTGGTTCCACTTAATCCAGCCGGCATGTATGCCGATGTTCTCCCAGAAAAACGGACTAGGCACGTTGTTAACCTGGTGACCATACACGGCGCCGGCCTTTAGGCTGTCGAAGAGCTCGCGTAATGCGCCGGGGTCCTTCTCGTGGTCCTCGATAACCTCGCGCATATGCTTCACTTCGTCGTAGTGCATGGGGGCGGGGTCCTCTCCATTGAAGACGCGGCGGGCGGCGTCTGCGAGATGTGCCGGCGTGGGCTCGCCGATAGCGGCGGCGTAGGCGTTCACGAGCTCGGCGGGGGTGGTGGTCTTCATTGCTCGGGCTCCTTCCTGCTAGGCTGCGGGCCAAAACGCGACAACCTGGTGACGCTCGGCCACGTCTTCGAGACAATCGCCGGTGTCGTGCATGTCCTCCAGGATCGCATCCACGTCGTAGGCGGTCACGTCTCCCAGATACGCGGCGATGTTCTCGCGGCTCCAGATTGCGAAACGCATGCGGGCGTACTTGGTCGCGGTCGCGGTCGCTGCGTACTTGTCGGCCTGCGCTGCATAGGCTGCGGCCCTGGCTGCGTCCTCGGCTGCGGCTGCGGTGCCGGCCTGCTCTGCCTCCTCGGCTGCGGCGTGTGCTGCCTCGCTGGTGTAGGTCGCGTATAGGCACACACGGTTCACGTCTTCTGCCAGGCGTATGGCGTCCTCGTTGGCTGCGTCCTCGGCCACGACTTCGAGCATGTACGCGGCCTCCTCCATGCATTCGCGGGCGTTCTCCATGTCCTCATGGGCCTGCTTGGCGATGATCTCGGCGCGCTTGGCGGGGTCGGTGGGGTTGCACTGTGCAAAATAGCGGGCCTCTGCAAGCTCCCAGAAGTCACGGCCTGCGACGGTGAAAACATTCCAGCCGGTCACGGGGTCAACGCTGCGGTAAATCTTGTTCCCGTTCACGGTCTGGATGTGCTCGGGCTCGGGCTGGTGGTCCTGCATCCAACGGGCGGCGATGGCCTCCACCATGGCGGCAACGGTTTCATGCTGCTCCTCGGTGGCGGTGGTGTAGCCGATGGCCTCGCGGGCAACCTGGCGGGCGGCGATGGCCTCGTGGTCGCTGTCGGTCACGGCCTCGCCGATGGCCTCGGCGTATGCGCTAACGAGACGGCGGGCGGCGTTCGCGTGGGCCTGTGCGGCGATGATCTCGGCGTAGTCCTCGCTATCCTCGCGGATGATGTAAGCGTGATACTCCGTGCCTTTGATGTAGTAACGCTGGTTCTCGCGGTTGTAGCTGTATCCGTTGGCCTTGAGCTCTGCTCGGGCCTCTGCCATGGTGGCGTAGGTGTGCGGGGTGCCGTCCTCGTTGGTGACGGGGCGGGCGGTGGTGTGCTCGGGGCTGGTTTCGACTACTAGGCACTTCATTCTGTGTTCTCCTGTCTCTGTGTCGTTGCCGCGTCGCTTGTCTGCGGCTTGCCTGCGGTTGTTCCGCTCAATGTCAGAATATGCGCTTTTTGTTCTCTAGACGGTGCATAGGCGCTTTTTGTTCTCTATTTCCATAAATAGAACACAATTGCTCACGTTTTCGCGGGGGTATCATCTTGTTGGGGAGGTGATAGCGTGAACACACTGCAAGCTATGCGGGCGATGCTCGACGCCTCGGGCGTCACGCCTTACCGGGCGGCGGTGGCGCTTGGGCGTCACTCTTCATACATCTCGCAGACTTTGCGCCGGGGCTCCTGTCCTAGCGCTGATCTACTCGCTAGGGTGGCGGGCGTCTGCGGCTGGCGGCTGGCGCTCCTGCCACCCAACGAGCTCGACGCGGACGCGCTGACCATTAGCGGCACGGCTGACGCCAACGACGGTTAACCTTCCGCGTTCCTCGCTCGGTCCTTGTGGGCTCGTGGCCTTTTGGCTGCGGGCCCTTTTCTTTTGGCTCATTTCCGGGGGCTGAGTCTTGTGGCGCTCGTGTTCGATTGGTTGATGCGGTTCCGGGTCGCTGGGCTCGTGGCGCTCGGCTGTCTCGGCTGTCTCGGCTGCCCTCGTGGCGCTTGCTCGTGGTCGGCTGGTCGTGGTCGTTCTCATTACTGGGGCGGTTGCTGCTGAGCTCGATGGCTGCTGAGCTCTTCGACCTGGGCGGGGGGGCTGGCTCGTGTTCGTTCTTATTACTTATTAGTAGGGGCGAACGGTGAACAGTCTGCGTTGGATCGCGGCGGCGGGGCTGGCTAGCTCGCGTCCTCCTTGCTGCTCCTGCTGGCTCCTGCTGGCTCCTGCTGGCTCCTGCTGGCTCCTGCTGGCTCCTGGCTCCCTTCCTCGCGTCCTCCTCGCTTCCCTCGCTCCCGCCTTCCTCGCGGCCTCCTTGCTCGTGGTCCTCGTGTTGGGTGCGTTTGCGCTGGTCAAGCGGCCTTTTTGCCCTTGCGCGTCTGGTTGGCGTGGGTCGATATGTTACTGGCCCCCCACCATTTCCGGAGGCCCCAACGCGAGGGGGAACGGCGGGGGGCCAGATAGGAATAGATGCGGGTTGGAATTCAGTTTTAGATTCACAAAACCGATTATTTGGGCCTGACTTATTGAAACTAGTGAATAACCGCAGGTATACATATGTGTCGAAAGGCGGTGGCAGCATGATTGAGCGGGACATACCAGCTTGGAAGAGGCGGTTCTACCGCTCCCGTGGCTGGCAGGAGTGCCGAAAGGTGGTCATCGACCGCCAGCACGGCCTGTGTGCCGACTGCATGGCACGCGGGGAGTACAAGCCCATCGCAGAGGTCCACCACGAGGTCTTTCTGACCGAGGAGAACGTCGGCGACCCCACGGTGAGCCTGAATCCCAAGAAGTGCGTCGGGCTCTGCACCGAATGCCACAACAGGCGTCACGGCAAGGGCTTCAAGAGGGACGAGAAGCCGGGGCGGGTCTGGTTCGACGCTGACGGCAACCCTCACGTGAGGGTCTAGAGGAGGGGAGTGGCGTGAGGATGGACACCGACATAACCATCAGGGAGGAACTGCGACCAGCCATCGTGGAGCACAAGGTTCCGGTGAACGACGAGGACGGCTTCGTGATCCACATGGAGGTCACCGAGAGCAGGGCGTGGGTTCACACGGTACGGCTGGCGGCGCAGGGCAGGTTCGTCGTGGAGTACGAGGACGGCACCTGCGATGTGGTTGAGCCGCAGCGGGTGAGGTTCACTGACGGAATCATCGAGGAGGACTAGTGCCAGTCAAGAGGACGTACACGGACGCCGAGATTCGCAAGACGCGCTTCTACCAGGAGCTCGCAGCCGACAACCGCTATGACGTTACCGACCCCGTTATCGACAACCTCGTGTGCCACTACGCCTGGATTCGCGAGAAGGTCGAGGAATGCCGCTCCCTCATCGACTCCAACGGGATGATTGTCGAGGGCGCTCACGGCGGTGACGCGAAGAACCCGGCAATCACGGCGTTGAAGGACTTCTCGCAGATGAGCGAGGGGGCACTGAACCAGCTAAAGAAGCTGACGGCGGTGAAGCCCGAGCAGGCCGACTCGCTCACCGAGTTCTTGGAGGGATAGCGATGGGTGGACTGGACCGCAGGGAGTGGGGCATCGTGTTCCACTTCGTGCTGTCGTGCATCTTCACGGTGCTTGCGATAGCCGACTTCATCTTGAACGACGGCGCTCACACGTTCGACTTCGTTGAGCTCTCGTTCCTGTCGCTCATCATGTCTCGGGTGCTGTGATGCTCGGGGTTGACCTTGACAGGCGGGGCGGAGGCACCGGGACAATCGACCTGGACAACCCACCCTTCGATGACGAGTGCTGGCGCTACATCTGGGACGTTCTTGCCGGGGCGTTCGTCACGTCGGGCAAGATTCGGCAGCTGTGCCACATACTCGCTAGGAGGGCCGAGGGCTACAGGCGGTGGCACTACGACCCAGACAGGGCGCAGCGTGCCGTCACCTTCATCGAGAGGTTCTGCTGCCTGACCACCGGGCAGGCGGGGCGGCATCTCAAACTAGAGCCGTTCCAGAAGTTCGTGGTCATGACCCTGTTCGGATGGGTCGATGACAGGGGTCTGCGGCAGTTCCAAGAGGTACTGATTCTCATAGCCCGCAAGAACGGCAAATCCGAGCTCGCAGCGGCCATCAGCCTGTACATGCTCGTGGCAGACGGCGAGTATGGCGTGCAGGGGTACTTCGCCGGCGTGACCGAGCCGCAGGCGGCGCTTTGCTACGGCGCGGCCCAGAAGATGATGCGCCAGTCCCCGGCGCTCATGAAGCGGCTCCGCATGGGACAGGCACCACAGAGACGGCGGCAGGGCATCCTCTACGACGCCACGGACTCCTACCTCACGACGCTCTCCATGGACATGCCCCTCGACGGCCTGAACGTCCACTACTGCGTCAACGACGAACTCGCCGCATGGAAGTCCCGAGGCCCCTACGATGACATCAAGCAGGGCATGTCGGCGCGTGAGCAGCCCATGATGCTGTCCATCACCACGGCGAACTTCGTGCGGAACTCCATCTACGACGAGCAATATGCCTACACGGAGCGCTGGCTGAACGGCGAGATTGAGGATGACCGCTACATCGCGTTCGTCTGGGAGCTCGACCGCGACGATGACTGGATGGGCAACGAGACGTGCTGGCCCAAGGCCAACCCCGGACTCGGCACCATCAAGAAGCTCGACGCGCTCAGGAGCAACGTGCAGAAGGCCAAGAACGACCACGCATTCAGGCCCACGGTGCTGACCAAGGACTTCAACATCCCGCAGAACAGCTCTAGCGCGTGGCTCACGTGGGAGGAATCCGGTTCGCCAGAGGTCGTGGACTTCGACTCCATGGGCTTCCGCTACGCCGTTGTCGGCTTCGACTACGCGCAGTCGGTTGACCTCACGGCGGCGCAGGTGCTCTGCATGCGCCCCGGTGACGAGCACATCTACGAGACGAGCATGTACTGGATTCCGCAGGCCAAGCTGGACGAGCAGGAGAAGGTGGGCGGTCACGCGACCAAGGACCACGCGCCCTACCGCACGTGGATTGACAAGGGATACATGCGCGTCGTGGAGGGGAACGTCGTTCCACCATCGGTGCTGGCGCAGTTCATAGAGGAGCTTCGCGACGAGCGCGGCATCTACACCTTCGCACTGGGCTACGACCCATGGCACATCATCGGAAGCGACCGCGAGCTCTTGGAGCAGATGATAGGGAAGGATCGCTGTGAGCAGGTCGTGCAGGGTGCCAAGACGCTCTCCGACCCCATGAACCGAATCAGGGCCGACTACCGGCAGGGGCGCTTCATAGACAACGCCAACCCCGTCAACAGGTGGTGTCGCATGAACGTCATGGTGACCACCGACACCAACCTCAACATCCTGCCCGACAAGAAGGAGGCCAAGGGGTCGAACAAGATTGACGGCTTCATGGCCGAGCTCGACGCCTACATCGCCCTCCTGCGGCACGAGGACGAGTACCGGGCGTTCATCTCGTAGGGGTACCAAACACCATCAAGTATGTGGGGTTTTGAGGTTAAGGTACTCTTTTATTCAAAACGGGGCATTTTCGGTCGGTCGCGCCAACTGGGCTTTTACCATCAGATATCAGATATTTTATGGCCGATTTGACGTATCTGATTGGTCTGACCTGCGGTTTCTATATTTTACCCTGTTTTATGCAAAATATTGTAAGGTCTGTAGCTGCGATTTCTCTTGCTATTCCTTACGTCAGCGGCGTGGTGACGCGTTCGCGCGCGCCCCAAGCGCGTGGGCGCGGGCGCGGCTCCGCTACGCCGCTGAGCGTAATGAAGAGAAAGGTTGTTTTTATTCAAAAACTGGGTTATCCACGGAACCAACATCCAATCTCCACTATAGCGGGCATTAGGGGCGGCTCAAGGTTTTCAATTTTCAAATTCTTTGACAGTTTGGAATGTCACCCTTACAGTCCGCATTTGATAGGGTGCGATGATTGTGAGACGGGGCCAGGTGGCCCCTTTTTAGTTTTCGGGGAGGCGCTGTGTCACTCTTCGGCAACCTGCTCCAAGACCTGTTGCGCCGACCTATCGACGTGGGCCAGCAGCAGTACTTCGAGACTCTGACCGAGTACAGCCCGCGATTCTCGACATGGCGCGGCGGGGTCTACGAGATGGAGCTTACGCGGGCGTGCATCCACGCCTTCGCCACGTCCTGCTCCAAGTTGACGCCGACCATTCACGGGAACGCCCGACCGGGGCTGGTGAGGGCGTTCGAGACATGGCCCAACAGCCACATGTCGTGGAGCCGCTTCCTGTACAGGGTCGCGACCATCTACGAGGTCGATTGCACGGCCTACGTCATCCAGTCCTACGCAGACAACGGCGAGCCCAACGGCCTGTTCCCGCTCAAGGCCGCGAGCTGCGAGCTGGTGGACGTTGACGGCGAGATGTGGGCGCGGTTCACGCTGCCCACGGGCAAGAAGTTCGCCACCGAGGCCAAGAACGTCTGCTGCATCACCAAGTACCAGTACCTATCGGACTACTTCGGCACGCGGAACAACATGCGCGAGACGCTTGCGCTGCTCAACGCGCAGGTTCAGGCCGAGCACAACGCAATCGAGCTCGGCGGCAAGGTGAAGTTCATCGGCAAGGTGAACGGCATGGTGGCCCCCGAGGACCAGGCAAAGAAGCGCAACGAGTTCCACCAGAGGAACTTCGTTGACAACGACACGGTGCTAATCACCTACGACAACACCTTCTCGGGGCTTGAGCAGGTCAAGGCTTCGACGTACACCATCTCGACCGACGAGATGCAGCGCATTGACGATCACGTGTACAGCTACTTCGGCTGCAACAAGGACGTGTTGCAGAACACCTGCGACGAGGCCAAGTGGGACTCCTACTACGAGGGCAAGGTGGAGCCGTTCGCGCTCATGCTCTCGCAGGGGCTCACGCAGGCGTGCTTCACCGAGCGCATGGTCCAGGCGGGAAACCGCATCGAGTTCGGGGCCGACCGCCTACAGTTCATGGGCGCTGCGACCAAGCGAAACATCGTGCGCGACATGACGGGCTGCGGCGTCATGACCATCAACGAGGGCCGCGCCGTCCTGAACCTGCCGCCGCTTGAGGGCATGGACGTGTTCATGGTGCGCGGCGAGTTCTTCCAGCTGGACAAGGAGGGCAACGTCACGTTCTCCGCTGGCGGCAAGGACTCGGTGCAGAGCGACCCAGCGGATGACCCCGACTTCGACCTTGGTGGCGATGACCAGATTTACAACGACGCCGACGCATACGGCTCGGGAGACGAGGATGGTGAGAACTGACATGCCACAGCTACCCGGTGAGCGGCAGTACCGCTCCATGGCCCCGCTGACGATTGTGGGCGAGGGCGTTTCCAAGCGCTTCGACACCGACTATTACGTGGAGGGCTACGCAAGCACCTTCAACGACCCCTACGTGCTCCACGACTGGGGCGATTGGGAGTACGTCGAGATTATCGACCCCGACGCATTCCGCGACGCCGACATGAGCGACATCATCATGCAGTTCGACCACCAGGGCAAGGTCTACGCCCGCATGAGCAACCACACGCTCATCGTGGAGCCCGACCAGCACGGCCTGTTCGTCGCTGCCGACCTTGGCAAGACCACCAACTCCCGCATGATGTGGGAGGACATTGACGCGGGGCTCGTCACAAAGATGTCGTGGGGCTTCACCATCGCCCCCGACGGTTTGTCCTACGTGGATGACGAGTCCGAGCATCGCACCACCGCGACCATTACTCGGGTCGAAAAAGTGTTCGACGTGTCCGCTGTCAGCCTGCCGGCTGACCCGAACACCGAGA